TGAGAGATCCTCCGATCGCGAGGGCAGCCGCGACCACAGGGCCAAGGATGCCAAGAGGGAGTTTGATTGTTGAGTTCAGATTCACTGGACACCGATAACAAGCATTGTGAAACGAAGCGCTGTCGTTGCTGGATTGAGGCGCGTAAGAGGAGACGGACCCAGATTGTCAAATAGAAAACTGACCAAACCTGTCTGAATCAAATTGAGGATCGGGCATGTGTCGGCTTGCGCGATCCCGACTGCGGCATAATTCGTATTCGCCATCGGATTCGCGAATGTGACCTGGAGGACACTCGCACCAGGCAATTGAACGCTCGCGACATTAAAACCATCAACGAGAGTGATCCCGCCGATTCCGTCAGTCGTGATGTGTGCCCATGCCTTGATCAGATTTTTTGCTAGCAAGGTATTGGTGAAGCCTACCGTTGCTGCAGGATTCGCATCCGTCAGTGAGAGCCGCGCAGCAAATGTCTGCAAAAGTGTCCACGTATGCGCGATCAGTTCAAAATCTCGCAAATAGTCCGTCCACTGACCTACGAGGTTCATCCACCAATTAAACCAGTTTGAGGGAGGGATCTGGCCGTTCGTCCAGCCGTTCGTGATCTGCCCGCTTGGAGGTGTCAGGAGGTTGAGCAGTGCGGTATCCCAATCAGGTACGGTCGTCGGTTTAGGTGCGGGCATTTTTAAACTCCTACTGCTTCAGCCAGGGCGCCATTGTCGAGCGCCTGGGTGGCTGTTCCATCTAGTGTAAAGGTAGCACTCGGCGCGACCGTACTCCAGATCAGCTGAGCACCTACTCCAGCCGCCCGAGCGGAGGTCAAGAGCTGAGCGAGTACGGCGGCGAGGACATTGGTCACAGCCTGACCGTGGATCGTCATTGTGAACGAGCACGGCAAGAAGTAGCGAAGCTCGAGCGTCGCGGTCGAGGACAGCACGATCTTGAGCGCGGAGATCAACTCCTCGGGACCTCCCGAACTCTTGTTCACCAGGATCCGCGCCTGCAGAAATAGCTGATAAGTGGGGTCATCGAGACCAAGCCGACGTTGGCCTACGATCCGCCCGAGCGCGTCGAGCTGGATGCCCTGAGCTGACGTGAGCCAGCGCAAGGTCAAGATCTGGTAGAGAGCATCTTCGAGATCCTGTGCTGGAAGTGCTAGTGCACCGACTAACGCCTGAATCTTCGTTTTCTGGTACTGCTGCACAAGGCGCTGCTGCGCCTCGATAACAATCGCGAAGTCGTGGACGGGGAGCCCTGAATCGCTGAGCAGAAAGGCTAGAGTTTGAGGCAAGGAGGGCATTTTTTAAATCTGGCTTTGGAGTTGGACCGAGATCGTCACTGATCCTGCCGTCTTGTTCTCGATCTCATATCTGGAATTTGCAGCACTCCAATAAAGATTGACTGTACCTGCATTCCCCTGAACGTTGCTCCAAATTCCCGCACCGCCCGTCGAATTGAAAGGCCCATCCGCGAAATGTCCTGTACCCCTAAAGATGAACAATGCCCAGTTATTGTTTGCATTAAAGACCTTGCACTCACCGCGCACCTCATCTGTGCAAAGTTTAGCGACTGCGTTTGTCGCTAGTCCGATTGAAAAGCTTCCATTTTTAGTGACCGGGAATGGTAAGCCTGTTGATTGGTCGGCATACATGTTGAGCTTCTGCACAAATGCGAAACCCGTCGTATTGTCATTCACGAACTCGGCGTAAGAGAGAGTTGTCGATACGTTAGGGAATGTATAATTTCCGAACCACGATCCTTTGATCTGCCGCGGTCCGCCTCCTGTGTTTAGGACGCACGCGTTAAAAGAGTTTGAGTAGTCCAGGCGATTCCCATAGATCGCAAGCCCGTCGAAAGCAAAAAGCTCAAAGATTGGGTTGGCGGGATATACCGTCCCGCTGACTGACGCATTGAGATCGCATTCAGTGATCGTGATCCCATTCGGGACCTGTGTCACTGACCCTATGATGAAAGCGCGACCTGCGTAATTGCCCACCGCTGCAGACTTTTCATAGTGAATCCCTTTGAAGACGTAAGGACCTCCGCTTAAGCAACGAACTCCTACTCCCTGCGTCGGAAAGCCTTCCAGGACATTTTTCCCCTCGAAGATGCAGAGTGCCCCACAACCTGTGCCTGCCGTCGTGCCATTCCCGCATTGAATCCCCGTCTCAAAGCCTTGGATGATGAGTGACTCAAATTTCCAGCTGGTGATGCCGCCAGAGGTCGTACGCACTCCGACCGCTACGCCGATCGAATTTGCAGTACCATTGTTGATTCCCGCCGAGTTATTGTTCGCGGTGAGTTTGCGCACGTAGTTCTGCTGTGAATTGGTGAGTACCTCAAAGGCGACAAAGGTCTCGTAAATCGCGATCTTCTCGAACAGCGCGTCGGCAGGACCGAAACCTACCGAGCCGCACAAGATACCCGTAATCCCGGCGATCCCTCCTCCGCTCAGAGTCACACCTATGATACCAGGCCCAAGGGGTGACCGGTTAGTCCCTACCTGGATCATGGTGGAATTGATAGCACCGATCCATTTGATCATGGGCACGAGTGGCGTAAGATTTAACTCTTGCCAGCCAAAGGCGTCGGCGCCTATCAACCCCGCGCCATCGCCATTGATCGTCAGCGTCGCGCTTAGATTGAGAAACGCGCCGGGCATCAATTTTAGGATCGTATAGTTCGGGATGTTGACTGTGGAACTGATCAGATACGTGCCTGAAGGGACGACAACATATTTTCCAGCCGCAAGTGCTGAGGTAAAGGCTGCGCTCGAGTCGCTTGCGCCGGTTGAATCAGCCCCAAATTCGGTCACGGAGAGCCCTATATGCGCTTCGGCGTAGGCCGCAAGATCAAGTGCTGCCTGACGTAGGCGATTCAAGTCTAATGCCTCGACGCGGTTTGCAGCTGCGCCGCTTGGTACATTCGCATCTGTCTTAGTCGGGGGGAGAGGACCACGGGTGTGAACAAAGCTCATTTTAGGGGACCGCCTGCGAGACGTTGACTGTGATGCGCGTACTCGCGAACGACGCGAGCTGGCGCGAGGTGATCGAGATCGTGGCGCTAGTCCCTGGCGCGGGCGCCAATCCGATAAATGGTGTCCCGACGTCCAGCATTCCGGGCACGCCGAGGATGGCAGGCAATGGAAGTGGGATCCCCGCGATGATCGCCGCCGCGATCTGGGACGAGAAAACGTCGAAGTCGGCTGTCAGCGTGGCCGCGTACGCGAGGATGTTGTTCGTGACCGAGGTCTGCACCGCCGCAACCCCCCCTGAGGGCATCTGGGCAGAATTCATGATCACATTCGCGACCACGTAGATGCTCACGAGTACGGGGCGACTGAAAAAGATCGGATGCACGATCCCCTGGCTATCCGTGATGTTGATCGACGCCTGATTCCCGGTCGTGTTGATTCCGGCCGCCGCATTCTGAAAGATCGCCGTGCAGATCGCGGTCGAGTCGCCGCCCTGAACTAGGACCTCGATCGAGTGCGGCGGCATTCCGTCTGAGTTCACCGCGTCGGTCGTGTTCTCAAAGACCGTACAGGCGGTGACACCTGTCAGCTTGAGGATCGCCGCCTGAATCGCTTGAACAGCTGCGCGGCCTAATCCGTGGAGTTCAGCCTCGCGCCGGAGGCGGAAAGCGGCTGTACTCTCAACCGCCACGCCTAGCACCGCGTCGAGCAAGTTGATCGCGCTCGACCAGCCGGCGATCGGTGTCTGGATCAGGGTGAGAGTTCGAGTTGATGCGATGATGGGACCCGTCAGCGCCGAGGACATCGCAACGTCGATCGCGCCGGTCCCGACTCCTAGATAGGTCCAATGAGCCGTGCCGCCGTCGATGATGTCGGCGCCGGTCCCGCTCGGTCCAGTGACGGAGGTCCCGGCTGTGATACATTGGTAAGCATTCCCTCCATTCGTTCGGCGGTCGCCCAACAGGGGGCTATAAGCTGCCCACGCGGTAAGCGCGGTGATCGTGGCGTCCGCCAGAGTGTTGAACACGGAGAGCGTGCCCTGGACCGCGACCTGACGCCCGGCTGGACAGAGAGTGTTTGGCGTGCCGGTTAGCGTCTCCGTCACGGTCGAACTCGTGGGGATGACAGGGAGCGTCCCGGTGATCGCCGCGACGTTCACCAGGTCTTGACCCAGCGCATTGTCAGGGTTGAATGCTGCGTGGACTGCTCCCGCGAGGTTCCATAACTCAAGGTAGCGCTCAGCTATGATCCCTATGATCTGACCGAAGCGGCTCTGAGGAGTGACATTAATCGAGGCCCCGAAGGCTGACTTCATCGCGGCCTGGAGGTCGGCGGTTATGTCCGTGATCGCCTTCGGGATGAAACCCGTCGACAGCAGTCCGAATTGTGTGCCTAAGCTCATTATGGACTCACCTGTACAGTTCCACCTAGCTGCGTCTTGTTCGAGAACGCAGCCCACTTGACCGTAAGGCTACGCCGCGTCGTGTCCTGCGTCACGTTTACGAACTGAACCTGCGTGATCCCCTGGCGCGCAGCGATCGCCGCGAACAGAACGGAGCGGAGTTCTTGCAGATTGACCTTCTTCTGACCCAGCACGCTGAACCAGGAGATCCCCTGACTCTGGTCGAGGAACCACTCGCCTAGCATGAACTGGAGGGTAGCCGTAACATCCGAGATGATCGCCGCGGTGTCCGCTACCAACGGGGCGATATCTTGACCCTGGAGTTGGAGATCGTATGTCGCATCTAGTGCTAAGTCTTTAGGTATGCCCATGTCTGTCTAAACTATCACTTCGCCTTGAGGATAGCGCTCGCTGGGGATGTCGGGCTGCCCATCGGGGTGGTCGGCTGGCCTGTAGTGCCCGGGGCTGTCGTGACTGGGTGAAGGTGCGCATCAAATGCCGTCTTAATCGCCTGCAATTGGGTCAGGACAAGCGAGGCCAGTGCAACCGCGTCGGTTGGAGGGGTCCCGTCGTTCCCACCTAACTCGACTTGATTCTGGCGCAGGACGATCTGGGGACCGTTGTCAGGCCCAATCGTCATGCCGTTACCGCCTGCCCCCGTCCACGAGGCATTATCAGGATGGAGCCCGGGATAAAACACTGCATCAGCGTGATGATGACTCCTCTGGTCCTTCGGCGAGACGTGCCCACCCTGCTGTTGCCAGAGGTCCATTGACAGGTCGGATACAATCACCTGCCCGGTGTCCCCTATCTTCAGCGGGAATGTGATGCGGAATCCCCCGGCCGCAGGGAACGCGACCGGTACGTGGGGAAGCACAGGGAGAGGAAGCGCGACGAAGGTTCCATCCTCTTGCTCGACCTGAGGGTCAATCAAGGGCAAGAGGTCGACGGTCTGAGTCAGCGGGTCATATGCCTGGACTGAGCACGGGAAGGCTACCTTAATCTGCCTCATCGTGACCTCGCGCACCTTGTCTAGGACCTGACCGTATGACGGTGA